GTTGTGCGGAGCTCGACATCTTCCAAGTGCATAGTTACTTGAAGATCACAGTTTGCTGTGGGGGCATCACCAGCATATCGCAATATCGTCATGGAACGCACGAACAATAGGCCTGCTTCACCATCGACCCAGCCGCCATTAGGCAATGTTGTGTTGACCATATCAATGTATTCTGACCTATAGACAAATGGAACTCGCAGCTCAACTTTATCGACCTCAGTAGAAAAATAAGTGCACATAGTTTGGGATGCAAGGATATTGTCATCAAAACCAGTATCGTAGTTACCGAAAGAACCGTCATTCACACCAGATTTAGGACTCTTCCAGTTAACAGCGGCCATGAATTTTCCATAAAACCGCGGGGACACATTGAAATATACACTTAACACAACAGTTGCTCTGATGTATCGGAAATGAACAAGCTTATCACGGATTGTCGAATTAGTCAGGTAATCTTTCCAGAAATTAACGGTGTCATACACGGTACCACCAGTGGCAATTGCAGCACTGTGAATCAATATAGGTCTCTCCAAGAATGATCCAAGATCAGTTTGCTCTGACGATCTAGCACTCAATACACCAACACGCATATCCACTCGGGAATCTCCGAGCTCTGGTGCTCCAGATTGTAGTGTCTCGGTAGTTTTCGATATCTGATCAGTGTACCCTTCTAGGTCACGAACTTCTGATGCAGGTTCAACATGCGCTAATCTAATCGCTGCAGCCTCCACTGCTACTATACGCGGACCAAACACACTGCCTATGTTACTTAGATCATCTGTATGTGTTTGTGCGCCATATCGGTCCTTCCACGCAACAACAAAATCATCATACTTCCAATCATGTACCACACTTTTGGCAAACAAATCATCGTTCCACTGTACGAACACATCGCGCAATTTCAACCACTCAGATGCACCATGAAATGACATTTCCACAAGGCTTCGTGTCATATGTTCGATCAAAAGTTCATCCATAGACATAGCAGTTGTCGCAACACCAATGTGAAGCGGCTTACAAATACTTTCGATATCTAATGGACCAACTATCGCTTTATGTGATTCAGACCACACGAACTTCCTCTTGAGAAATGAGATGTCAGTTGGTTTATCCCACTTGCCACTGCTTGTGCTCTTATCAGCGTTGGTTATAACCATACCTAATTGATCACAATATTTGGTTAGTGATAGTTTATTAAAACCCCTATACTTGAATCTCACTGTGCAAAAACAATCATCTCCAAATGTCTCTAAGCGAACTGCTGATCGAAAACTCTCACATTTTGGGTAGATAGTGAACAAACAACAACGCATCAATAGTGATATGACTTGTCCATCAATAATTGAAGTACCAAATATACCAGAAATCATTCGGTTGAACATGACAATGAGCTCCCCATCAATCACTGTGGGTGCTGATAGTAACCAGTTGGCCAACGCATGCATTGCTGTGATATCATCATG